GGCCATGTTATGTGCTTCTTTACCAACCTTAGTTAGATCAAGATAACCATCGCCTTTGATATATTCTTCTAATATTTTGTGCATGGCTGTGCCACGTGCACCACTCTCATCCACGATCCGCGTTGCCTCAAGCTCGCCTTTAGACTCACGCCACTTTCTTAACCCTTCGGTTTTCTCGGCGCTTTGAGTCTGAGACAAGATAGTTGTAACAGACGGTAACTTTTCTTTCTCATTAATATCATAATGACGTTTACCGTCTATCGAGACGCGGATAGTTCTTGGATAGATATATTTATTGTTGTGTTTCAAATATCTCTCCTTGATTATCACACCTGTTACAATCGGCTATAATTTCTTCTCTTCCTTCTTCTACAAGAATGCGAACATAACCGTTGCCTTTGCATTGTGAACAAATTTCTTTATTCACCTTTTCCGTTCTTGTATCCATGTTTCTTTCCTTCTTTTTTAGCTAGACTTTCAATTGCTTTACTTATAGTTAAATCTGCGTCGGTTATCTTACCTTGGCGTAAAAAATTTAATACTTTATAAGTTTGTATCGAAACAGATACCGACTTAAATTTAGCTGGATCAGCCATTGTTTCCTTCCTTTCTTTTATTATTATATCTTCTCATATATGGGAATGTATAATAATAAAACAAGGCTTGTCAAGTATATTATTTTAGTATAAGATTGGCTTCTCTTCTCACACCTTTTGTTTGCCGTGAGCCTCATGCTCACGGCAGGCAAGTTAAATAGTACTTTCTGGTGTACAGGTAAATCTTATAAATAGCTTATATTTATTAACTTCTTCACGCCCTATTTCTTCCATTTTTATGATAGATTCTTCATAGCCTGCAATCATACAATCATAGGTTGAATTAAATTGTTCTGGCCAACGGTAAGGTGGTAAGCAGTCATTTTGTGTCACTGAACACAGCAACAACATCAATGTAAGTTTCATTAACGTCCTTGTCGGTTATATTTTTTATAACTTCTTTTTTCGCTCTTTGATAAATTTTTTTTATGGCGTCTCGGCCTCTTCGGAGGCTTTTCTCTTGGAGTAAAGTTAGTAAATTTAATCCTTGCCATCGGGTCTCAGATCCATGTGTTTATCAAGTCTAATATACTTAATAACTCCATTAACTTTTTGTTCTAGATCTTCACCACAACTTATACATCTAAAAAATGTATTGTCTATGCCTACTAACAATGTATGTAAATTACATGCGCCACAAATACCTGTAACGACTTCGGTTTCGAATTTAACTTTCGGGTGTTTGAATTTTTTTTCTGTCATAGGCCTTTTTATTTCTTACCACACGCTGTTGGTAACGTCCATCACTTAATTGCTGTGCGACTCTGTTTCTAGGTCTATTTTTTTTAAGAAAAAATGCGTAAGATTTTTTATTCAAGAATTAACGAGAGAATTTTCTTCTCTCCCATGTACACTTCGATGTTAGCCTTAGATTTTATGCATTTATAGACTACTCTATCTTTAGCGCTTTTGTCCTTCATGGCATAACGCTTGGCTTTTAAACAATTTTGTAAGCTGTCGTGATAACGATGCTCAATAATTTTATGATCTTGCAGAAGTAACAATGCAAATACAATTTCTACCATTTTAACAATTCCACTTTCTTAATGATTTAGATAATCTATCTTGACCTGTGTTGTTGCTAGACTTCTGTCTCTTACGCATCCCTTTCATACGCGCGCAGAATGACTTACGTCTTTTAGCAGCTTTAGATCCTTTTTTTAATTTTGAGGGTTTAGTTGTAACAGCTGTTTTAAGTTTGGATCCTGGGTTAGCAGCTCTGTAAGAGGCAACACCTTTTTTATTTAATCCACCAGATTCTGACTTACCTTCCTTACGTTGCCACGCAGGTGTCTTACCACCTTTAGCCATGTAGGCTCGACCATATCCTCTTAAAGCTATTCCCGGCATTATTTTTTAGCTGTCTTCGCAGATTCTCTTAATGCTTTATCTGTAACAGATCCTTTACCTGGTTTGCTAGTGCCTCTTTTTTTGGCTCGGTTCATATAATAATATAAACCTTTCTTAGCAACGCCACCATCTTTAGTTCTATGATATCCTTTTTTAACTTTTCCACCTTTTTTCATTTCAACTTTTTTACCCATTCCTTTTGCCATACCTTTAGCTCTAGCTACTTCCCAACCTTCTTTTTTTCCATCTTTATTGATGTCTCTAACTTTAACAGTTCCACCTTTTTTGTATCCTTGTCTCAAGATAGGACTTTTTCCTTTGATTGATATATCACCCATTAGTGTGCTCCGTTTCCGTTTCTAATTAATTTTTCAACGTCTTTATTAAGCTTTTTAACTTGTTCTTGTAAAAAATCAATATTGATTTTATTATTTCTCATACTTTTTATTTCTTCCTCCACCTCTTCTAATAAACCTGCGATATGCTCCACAAGCATAAAAAGCTCGGCCTCCCCGGAAGACTGCCCTAATTCTCCACGCGGGTATTTGATTCTAAACTCAGTATTATGTTGTAAATCTTTTTCAAACAATTCTAATTTTGTGCTGTGCTGGTTGAGCTTCTCATTAATTCCAAAATAAGCCCAGGTGCCAATTGCGACCATCATGATCAAACTGGCAACCGTCTTCATCGGCATCTGCACGGCTGCTTCTTCAGAAATTTTTAATGGTTTATTTGCCATTTTTCTTTTTCTTTTTACATTTACAACGAGGTGCAAAAAATAAATTATCTAACCATGCAGTATATCTATCTAACATGTCACAAAATTTTAATATGTATTTATCAATCATCTTTTGGTTTTGGCTTTGGTAGTATATACCCTTTTGGAGGCATTTTCAATTTGCTTTTTCCTGAGTTTATGAACTTATCTCCCATTAAATTAACATCAGGGTTCTCTTTTTTATACTCATCTTTCATATCATCCCAAAGACTTTTCGAATCAGATGGTCTAGTGTTATCTCTTGCAGGAGTTACACCTCTACATTTTGATACAAGTAAAGCAAAGTTTTCATTTAATGCAAGACTAGGATTGCTGTTAACCCTACCACACATCTTCATCAACTCTAGTTGTTGTTTGATTGCTACATTTTCTTTTGAAGTCTTACAGTCTGTACCCAAATATTTTCTAAATGTAATACTAAAATTTTGTGAGTCATTATCATAATCACTTGAGTTATATGTATGATAATCTTGTGTATTATTTCTATCTTCAACTCTAAATTCCATTTCACCACATCGTACACCATACTCGTTAAGATATTCGTTTCTAGGATATGCAGGGCCCACACAAAGAGCAAGAAAAGTCATTGCTAAGATTAGTATTCCTGTAAAATAATAATTCATCCTGGCTATCTCCATGGGTCATTACCTATTTAAATCTTTAATATCATAGTCATGTTCTCGGACTTGATCTGCTAATTGTCTATATAAATTTTCTGCCATCTGCCACGTAGATTCTGCAGAAGTTAGTCTTGTGTTTTGATCTGTAATCTTATCTTCAGCAACTTTTAAATCTCTTTGTAAACTTATAATTTCTTGCTGATTTGAATTAATTGTATCTGTAAGATTAACTATATAACGAACGCCAGTAAATGTACCGACTAGCACTGAAGCTACTACAGGGACCATAACTATATTTTTTTTTAATAGATCTGCTAAATTCATTTACATTCCTCATTTTATCTCTCCCCAATTGGCACCATGTTCATAATCTACTTTGTTTGGAACTTTAAGTTCTACAGCTGATTCCATAATCTCTATAATGTTTTCAGCTTGGGCATCAGATTCAATAGAAATATCTACTTCATCATGAATTTGTATGTGAGGTATTATACCATTTTCGTATAAAGCTACCATACTTTTTTTTGTCATATCGGCCGCGCTACCTTGAATTAATTTATTTAAAGCTTTGTAAGTAAATGCACGCTTTAATGGTTCATCATATTCTTTTCTAGCTTGTTCTAGAGGTAATGGTTTAAAGACACCAAATTGTACTGGCTGCCATAAATCAAAATGACACGCACGACCTCCTAAAGTTCTAATCTTACCTCTGTCTTCTGCTTTACGTGTAACATTATCCATAAGTTGTTTTACAAAAGGAGCTTTTCTATGATACTGAGCAATTAATTTTCCTGCTGAGTCTTTCATTAAACCTAGTTCAGCCATCAATTTATTTTTACCCATTCCATACATAAGACCTAAATTAATCGTCTTAGCTTGCTTCCGTTCTATGCCTGCCATGTCGGCCACGACCTGATGGAAATCCGCGTCTCCGGCCTTGTATGCGTCAACAATTTCATCAACTCCCTCTAAATTTTGTAGTTTTGCATAATGTACTAAAATTCTAGGTTCTTGTTGTGAGTAGTCAAATGATCCCCATTTGTGATTTCCTTCTGGAATAAATATAGATCTAATCATCGGTCCGAGCTCCGGGTGCCTCGCTGGAATCTGCTGTAAGTTTGGATTGCTCATTGAGAATCTTCCTGTTACTGTTCCACCTTGATCTGATCTAATCTGATTTATGTCTGCATGTATTCTTCCATTATGTGCATGCTTGGTAATTGAATCTATAAAAGTTGTATGCGCTTTGTTAATCTCTCTTGCGTCTGCAATTGATCGAGCTAACTCATGAGGATGGTTTTGTAAAAAGTTTTTTGTAAAGCTAGGCTCATTACTTTTTTCTGTTCTATCATAGGGAAGTTTTAATTTGTCGAACGCTTTTGCAATACTTCGAGCTGCATGAATTTCAACGTCAATTCCTGTTAAATCCTTGATTTTACTCACTATTTTGGCTTCTCGTTTCATAAGATTTTTTTTCAAATTGTCCGCATGTTCAAGATCAACTCTTACACCTTTAAATCTCATGTCAACTAAACAAGGAAATAATTTTGTCTCTAATGTAAAGACATCCATTAATTCTTGATTATATAATTCTGTACTTAGTCTTTGCCAAAGTTTTAATGTAGCTTCAGCATCACGTTCAGCATACTCACCTACATACATTGCAGGAAGCTTATGCATTTCTGATTTAGGATTAATAGAATAACTTTTGGCTGCTTCATTTAATAAAGATTCGTTCTTACCTAAACCTACATAATATCTTGATAAGATATCTAATCTATAAGATAGTCTATTTTCATCTATTAATGAGGCTGCAATCATTGTATCGACAATCTTACCTCTAATTTTTATACCGGCTTGTCTTAACCAACAGACATCATACATAGCATTATGAAATATAAAGGTGGTTTTTTCTTGATTTACAAGGTCCTGGACCCACTCTAAAACGAGTTTTTTGTCCATATTTCCACCACCCTCGTGTCCTATAGGATAATAGCCCGACCAGCCCTCTACGGCCACCGCAACGCCAGCAATGTGCCCTTTTCCCGTGACATTACCCGAGCCTAAAGTGGTTAATTCAGGATCATAAGTCTCTAAATCAATCGCCACTTCCTTGGCTCCTGATAAATCTTTCAGTTCATGTGGGGCTACCCATTCTGTTTCGGGTGCAAAGAGAGGAATTTGAGTATTCCTCACGAGTAATCTCTTTCGAGTATCATTTCTAAATAATGAATTGCCTTCTTCACATCTTCCTCTTTTCCTTTTATCGCATGACGACAAATGTACTTTATAGCATTTCCCTCAGCAAACAAGAGTTTATTTTCATTAATAAACTCAGCTGGCTGAATAGGCATATTTCGGTAGTGTTTCCCACCTACCTGTTCTTCTAAGGATTTATAAGTTGTTCCTTTAAACATATCTTTATTTGTCATATTATGTAAGCTCGATCAAAATTCTTAGGATCTAACACATGCAATTCACGCTTCGCTCTCGTCGCACCAGTATAAAATAATCTATGTAATTCATCTGGATCATGACTAAAAGTCTCAATTGCCGCACCTGTCAGGTCCTGCATAAGTAATACTTGATCAGCTTCTCCTCCTTTCGCTCCATGTATTGTTGACATTTTTATACGAGGATTTTTATTTATTTGCTCGCCATTCGCCCTCATATTACGAATGTAAGTTTCTGTCATTGGATCAAGTCCTTCAAAAGCTTCATACCAAACTTTATCGGTAATTAATCCATGGGTTTCTTTGCATTCTTTTAATGTATATTTTACATCTGAATGTAAAGTTTTACCTTTTTGGAATCCAACTAAAACATTGGATCCTAAATACTCATATATATTTTTAATTTCTAAATGATTTAATTGTGCATCTTTACGCCATGCTTCCCAATTATTTAAAGCTAATAATAATTTTAAAGGCACAGAATTAATTCCTTTGTATTGAAAGTACCATCCTTGAATTTCGCACAAATCTTTTGCGTCTTCTAAAAAATAGTTGGCTGAAGATAAAACTAACCATTCACCTTTGCTCATGTCGACCTGAGTAATATCGGAATATCTTTTTAAGATTCCTATTTCTTCTCTAGGTTTATATTCTTTATCAAATCTATTTTGTACTTTACTTATTATTTTTTGAGATAGTTCATGTATAGGTCCACCAGGAATTCTATAAGATTGATCTAAGGTTTGAATGTCATCCACTTCTTCTTTTAAAGCTATGAAATGATCTACATCTGCACCAGCCCATTTAAAAATAGCTTGGTCATCATCACCTGCAATGTAAGTTTTCCCTGCGCGACTCCATATCTTTCTTACCATATCCCATTGTAGTAATGATAAGTCTTGAGCTTCATCTATAAATAATACTTCAAACTTGTTTAAAGTCTCTTTATTTAAAAAGTCTTCCAGTAAATCTGTAAAGTCTTTAAGTCCTTTTTCTTTTTTAAATCGTTTTAATTCTTCGGCTAATAAAAATAAAGTACCACGTTCTATATCTAAAATATTTTGTCGCGAATCATAATACTCTAGTAAGTCCATACGTTTAACTCTAGCTGTATTAATGATAGTTAAATATTCATTGTCTGAATTAAATGTACCATCTTCTGTAGAATACTTTGCAGTCTTAATGGGAATCCCACATTTCTGTCCAAATTCTTTATAATCTTCTTGTTTCATCATTTTTTCTTTAGTCATTCCTAATTGATTAAATGCGTAGGAGTGTAAAGTTCTAAAAAATGGAAGATCGTTTTCTATATCTAAATTAAATTTTTCGGCCGCACGTGTGGCTGCCTCTGTCGCAGCTTTCTTTGTAAAAGAAAAGTAACCTATTTGTCTAGGCCTTATCCCATCTTTTAGAAATTGATCGACTAAGTTTAACAACGTTGTTGTCTTTCCTGTCCCTGGTGGTCCTAGTATTATTGTTTTCATATTTCTTTAATTTCCTTTCCGCTATTTTTAATTGTATTTGTGTTAATTCTAATTCTTCTGTTAGTTCGTGTATTATTAATCTAAATCTTAAATGCCAATTGACCCCTACATCTTTAGAGTATTTCATTAAAAGTTCTCTTGTTGATAAGGTTCTTTAGAAGTAGACGCTTCTATTTTTTTCATTGTTTTAATTTTAATTAATCTTGGTGTTTGTTTTTTAATGGTCATTCTTACTTCTTCTACAAATATATCTTCACTATATCCTTCTTTAGTAGTTAATCTTTTAATTAGATTACCTGTTTTAATTTTATCCATATCCCAATTATTCTTTTTTAAGAAACTGTAAAAATCTTCCATTCTAAAATATGTAAACTCTCCATCTGTATAAGGCAGTTTATTAAAGATATCGTCTAATGTTCTTGCTGTTTGTCTATTAGTAGTCCAATCT